TCTTGCTTGTCCCTGTCCATGCCTTCCTTCCTTTCTACGTGTAGTCCGCCGTGACGCCGTTGAGGAGCTCGACGTACATCTCCGCCGCCGGGTACTCCGTCCAGGTCGTCGTGTCGAAGCCGAGCAGGGTGTGGGCCGAGTTGGCCGTGGCCGTCTGCCACTGCACCGAGGAGGACGACGTGGCGTCGAGCGACGCGATCTCGAGGTGATTGCCGACGTTACGGGCGATTCCCGCGACGTTGAACGTCCCGTCCGCGTTCAGCGCTGTCACGATTTCGTCCACCGTCGTCGTCGCGTCCTCCGCGAGCGTGACGTCGATGGTCGAGCCGCCCTGGAACTTGACCGAGACGACCTTGTTCGTCGGACCGACGTTGTACGGACCGACGACCGAGCCGATCGCGTGCGCGGGGTAGACCGCCGTGGCGACCTCCGCGTACCACGTCTGCGTCTGGTCGGGGATCACATCGCCGCCAGCCGCCGGGGCGACCCGGTCGAGCAGGATCCGCGGGAAGATGAATCGCAGGATGCCGGTCGGCGCCCCAGTGATTGGCCTGTTCGCGTAGATGCAGACCAGCGAGGTCGGCGTCTCGTTCTTCGCCTGGAGGTAGAAGGCGTCGCCGTCCTCGGTCGTGAAGATCTTGCCGAGCGTGCCGCGGACCTCAGGCGGGCCGATGGAGTACGCCGCGAGCTCGCCGCCGAAGAAGACGCCTTCCTTGCCGGTGACGTGGCGGTCGAGCGTGAAGTCGAATGCCGCCGCGTTCGCCAGCACGACGCCGTCGTGGATCAGCTGGCCGTTGTAGTAGCTGTTGACCGACTTCGTCGTCAGATCCGAGAGCGTCGTCGAGCCGATGTCGGTCGTCTCCTCCTTGCCCTTGCCGAGCCGAGTGACGCCGTACTGCTGCTGGCCACGCGCCGCCTGGGCGAACCGAAGCATCGTAGCGATGACCGCCGGGTAGCGGTGGACGATCGCCGGCGACTGGAGGAATTCCTTGCGGATACCGTGCGGCAGCGGGTTGCCGAGCGCGGACCAGCGGTGAAACCCGCCAGTCCGGGCGTAGCCGGTCGAGCCCAGGCAGTCCATCAGGTCGTACCCGACCGCCCAGTAGTCGAGCGACGTCTGGATCTCGCCCGAGCAGGTGATCGGCTCGAGGTATGAACCCTTCGCCGAGATGACCCCGTCGTAGAAGTTCCCGACGGCTCGCGGCTGTCGCAGCTGGAAGCCATCCGTCAGAAACGGGATCAGGTAAGCGGTCGGCGCGGCGGGGTCCGTCCCCCACGACGCCTCCCTGTAGCGCGAAATGCGGGAAAGCGGTCCCTGTCGTGGATCCATCTGTTAGCCCTCCTCCTTCACACGACGAGCGCGTTCAACAAACATGGCAAGACATAGGTCTGCCTGATCTTCAATCCCATGCTGGCGACGGTTGAGTACTCCTCCACGGGCTCGTCGCGGCGCAGGCGGAGGCACTGGTTGTCGTCCACCTGCGACGGCGGCGTGTAGCCGTTGATCGCCGCCTTGACTTTCGCCGCAAGCGTCTGGATCGCGCGCCGGTCTACGTCCTGCACCTTCCCGGATGCCGAATAGATGAGGATCTGGATCGCCCATTCCTCATCCTGCCGCAGATACCCGTTGCCGCTGCGGCCCGAGTCGCGGGCCGTCGAGCCGCGGTTGACGGTGAAGATGGAGTTGATACCCTTTGAGAACTCGTCGGCCTTCTTCTCCGACAGCGCTGACTTCACTGTCCTGGAGTCAGTCGTCGTGATCTGCGAGATGAGCCTCGCGATCACCTCCGCCTCGACCGCGCCCCAGTCCGTCGTCGCCATTCACGGCTCGCCGACGAGAAAGTCCGCGACTTCCTCGGCGATCTCGTCAACGTCGTCCGGCGAGATCCCGATGAACGGCCGCGGCGGATTGCCCTTGCGCCGGCCCGCCTTCTTGCCATCCAGCCACATCGCGCCGGAATTCCATAGCTCCGAGCCGAAGTGCTGGTAGGCGTTGTACGCGCTCGATGCCGCGCCGGCACCGACTAGGACGGAACGGCCCGTCTCCACCTCGAAGGTAATCCCGTTGTAGAGGATCCCGGTGTCGCGCAGAATGGTTCCACCGCGTTCCGTCGGCGTGTAGGCTTCTCCCTCGGGCGACGCCTGTCGGTCGATGTTTCGCCGACAAGCCCGGGCCCCGAGCGTGCCGATCAACTGCAACACGCCCGGATCGGCCAGCCGTTCGCCCAGTGGCGCGAGCGCCTCGGCAAGCTGCTCTCCACCGAAAAATCCCGACGGCATGTCAGAGATCCCTCAACGTCGAACGGTTGAGCTGCTGCGGGTAGCCGTCGAAGTCCAAGTTCGCAAAGGCGCCCGTGGATCCAGACGAGCTCGACGGCAACGTGAACCCCCCCGTGGCGACAGCCTCGAGGATCTTCATCGCGTCTTCGTAAAGCCGCCGATCGGTGTCCGATGGCGTGCCGCGGCGAGCCTTCAGCTTGTAGTTCGCGATGTCCAAGAGAAAGGAGTTGAGTAGCGACGAGTCCGCGTTGGAGAGCGGCACCGTGTAGCCGCCGCGGCGCGCGTACCCGTTCGCCAGATCCTTCACCACGTCCAGAATCCAGTCTTCGACATCCGAGTCCGTCACGCCATCCGGCGGCACGGTGTCGTCGGTCAGCTCGATGTAGAGCGTCGCGCCGCCGACCCGCGCCTGAAGTTCTTCGGTCGTGATGTATGGCTCGGCCACAGATTAGTCCTTCATCGGCTGGATGATGAGATTCGGATCGGCGAGAGCCTCCTGGACATCTCCGTGTGTCCAGCCGAGCTCTTCTGCCGTGAAGATTCGCTGGCCGTCGCGCGTGAACGCACGGCCCTTGAATTCGTAGGTCTGCCGGTTGCCGCCAGGTGTGATGCGGACACGAGGAGCGCCGCCAGGGAGACGAACGTCCGGCGGCGCCTCGGTTGTCTTGGAAACAGCTTTCGACGGTTTCTCGATTGGATGCGAAACGGGTACCGGGACCGCCTTTTTCCTGGCGGCCCCAGCAGCCTTTGAACGAGAGCGAGTCTTGGGAGTCACCGAACTACGTCACGGCCGCGCCGAATGCGCACTGCCAAGCAGCGTACCCAGCGTTGCTGCGCAGATCGACGCCCCAGCGAAGCTCGTTCAGCATGAACAGGTTGTCGTCGCGCATGTCCACCTTCGGCACGATGCGCGCCGGCTGGCGCTCTTGGTAGACGAGCGCCGGCATGAGCTGAGTCGTCGCGAACAGATACCAGTTGTTCGCGTCGGTCAGCCACGGGTTGACGAGCAGATCCGCCGAGCCGCGCCAGACGTTCGTCACCCCGGAGGCGTCCGCCGTGCCGGCGACGACGATGTCCGCGTTGAGGATCGACCGGGCCATGCCCTCGAGCGCCGGCGGGACCATGAGCAGGTTCGGGATGATCCCCAGCGGTTCGCCCGAGTCGTTGGTGAACGCGCCCATCGCGGCACGCGCGGCGGCGTAAGAGGTCGCCGAGAGCGCGGTCGTACCCGTGTTGCTGCCGACCGTGCTGCCCATCGGATGGTCCGTGTCGAAGAAGTACTGCCCGTCGTAGCAGTTCGTTGCGAACCCGGCCTGAATCAGCGTCGTGATGAGCTTGTCCGGGAAGACGCCGGCCGCGCGCCCGAGCTTCTCGGCTCTCGGGTAGAGCGCCGCGACGTCGGAGTCCGCGACCTTGTCGGCGTTGATCGACAGCGTGCCCTCGAAGTGCTTGTTGGTGATCGTGAAATCCTGAGTCTTGAGCTGCTTGATCTGGCGAGCTCCGATCCACTCCTCGATCGACGGCCACATGTTGTCGAAGGGGTAGATCTCGAACGCCTTCGACGATGGAATGATCTCCGCGACGCGCGGGTAGAACGATTGGGCCGCGTCGAGTCCGGCTGCGAATCGACCGTTGACGCCACCTGAGATCTGGGCAACGACGGCCGGTGAAATCGTGGGCATTGCTCTCTCTCCTTCCTTTCCTATCTGTTAGGCCAGTGCGTTGTCCTGAATGAGCACGAGCGGAAGACCCGCATCGGTGAAACCATGGACGATCCCGGCAACAACCGAATCGGTCGAGGTCGCGCGGACGGTTTCGTCATCCTCGACATAGCAAGGGGCGCCGATCAACGCCGCCGTGACCTCGTCGCCGACCTTGTTCTTCATCGCGAAGACGCCGCAGCGCACCACGATGCTCCGCGCTCCGTCCGCGCCGCCCGTGTTGTCCACCTTGTAGCCGGGAGTCAGCAGAGTCGCACCGACAGACTGCCCGCTCGCTGCCTGATCGGCGAACATCTCGAGATCGGCTACGCCGAGCGGCCGCAACGTCGTCGATGCCGGCGCCATGTAACCGTTCGCGTCCGGGCCGACGGCAGCGCCGTGGAAAATGATCGCGTCTGCGGCCACCCCGGCCTTCCGCAGCGGTGGAACCGTACCCTCTCCCAACATGACGATGGGCCGAGGTGCTGAAAGTGCCATGTCTATCCCCCCCCTCCCTTACGCGAGCGCGTTGTCCTGGATAAGCACCAGAGGCAATCCCGCGTCGTTGAAGCCCTGCAGAATGCCGGCGATCACGCTTCCCGCAGCAGTGGCACGCACGGTCTGGTCATCCTCTACGCTCACGGGACCGCCGATGTGCGCGGCCGTAACGAGATCCCCGCTCTTGTTGTTCATGAGGAAGACGCCGCCGCGGACCACGCACTTGCGCACACCGGAGGAGATGCCCGTCGTGTCGATCTTGTAGCCTGGAGTCGGAATCGTCGCGCCAGTGGCCTGACCGTTCGATGCTAGGTCGTTCCACATCTCGAGATCGACCACACCGATCGGTCGGATCGCAGTCGTTGCCGGGGCGATGTAGCTGCTGGAGATGCCCACCATCGCGCCGTGGTAGACGACTTTGTTCGTCAAGACTCCCGCGGCACGGATCGGCGGGACCGTGTCCTCGCCCAACATCGTGATCGGCCGAGGAGCGCTGAGCGCAGCCATTCGTTACCTCCCTCCCTTCAGGAGCTTCAGGAACTCCTGCTTTCCCTTGCGGTAGTTCTCGATCGAGAGTCCCGCGAGACGCGCCGCTTCCGCGTCGTCCTCGTCGTGCGGATTCGTCTTCTTCGGATCCTCCGTCGCCGGAGGAGCTGCGGCGGGCTGGAACTGCACCGGCATCGTCGCCAGGCACTTCTCGAACTCCGCCGAGTCGCGCTTGGCGAACTCTGTCGCCCACGCCTCCATCGCCGGCGTGATCTTCCCGGCCGCCTTGCCCTGCCTGATGAGCTCGTCGGCCTTCGCCTCGGCGACCTTCTTCCGCTCCGCCTCGAGATCCTCGCGCGGCACGAGCGTGTACGCCTTTGCGATCGCCTCGTCCGTCGTCGCCTCGGCGCCGAGGCCCAACGCCGTTAGCAGGCCGGCCGGAACCGCCAGCGGAGCCGTCAGGCGCGTCTCGAGTGCGGCGAGCGCCTCCGGTTCCGCAGTGTCCGCGGGCAGGCCCAGGAGAGCCAGAAACTTGTCCAACATCGCTACCTCCTGGTCGATGCCTCCCGATCGCCGGACGGGCGGAATTGCTGTCCGTTCGGAAGCGCGTGATTCCGTCATCTGCTGAAGCTGAGAAAGAACCTCGTCGACACCCGTCCCGCCTACGGCAGGATGCGTCACCGCCGAGACTTCCATCCCCTCGAGACCCCTCATCAGAACTTCGACCGTTTCCCCGGTCTTTTTGTCCTTGCTCCCGACGCTGAACGGACCGTGCTTGCAACCGAAGATGTCCGCGTTGCAGACCGTGCAGACGTACTCCTCCGCATCCCATCCGATCGAGAACCGATCCATCGTTCCATCGGATAGGCTGTCGATCGCCCACGGCTTGACGGCGAGCAGCGTCTGCCGGATCGCCTTCTCGTCGCCGTCGTTCTCGAGCACCGATTCGAGAATCGTCCCGGCGCGATCGGCCTGCTTGCGAGAATGGTCCTGGAGAAACGGTCGACCGACGAACGACGCGGCGAACTGCTCGAGCTCGCCCTCGTCGAATCGGACGTAGTTCTTGTTTCTGCCGGTGCGGTAGACCCGAGCGCGAACCTTCATCGCGCGCGGCTTGCCGTTGACGCCGTCCGGCCCCGATTCAAGGATCTCGAGCGGCTTCAGGTCGGCGGTCTGCGTGAAGAAGCGTTTCACTGCGGTCCCCCCTGGTCGTTGAGAAACTCCGATACGAGCCCGAGATCGAAGCTGCCGAGATCCGCCTGGTATTCGATGCCGAGCGCGGGGGAGGTGAATTCGCTCGAGGCGAGGTCTTCCTGAACCTCTGCGGGCAGGGACGCGGAGACGTAGTCGTTCTCGCGTGCCTCGCGGCGAGTGATGGGTTCGGCGCTGCAACGGCAGTTCCACGACCAGGGCGGATAGATTTCCGGGTGTGCGTTCTTCTCGAACGTCAATCCGTCAAGCGCCGCGTGGGACTCGCGCACCCGGTCATCGCCCACGGTGCCGTACCTCCACCCCCACAGCGCGCCGCCGAGTGCGGGGTCGGTCAGCTTCTCGTAGCTGCCGCGGCCGAACGCGCTCTGAAGATTCGTGCGGAAGATCGTCTCGAGATGCGCTTCCGAGAGTCCGAGCGGCTCGAACGCGTCGACGAATTCCGACAGCGTCATGCCGGATTCCGCCGCGCCTGCGAGGGCATCAAGCACGTCCTGCAACGCGCCCATCTTCGAGACGTGCGCAACCGTGAACGCCCGCGACCGCGCCTCGACACTCATCTCATCGAAGACTTCGCGGGAAGTCGGCGCGAGCGAACGGAGGAAC